ATCCTTGCCTTGATAACATACTGATTAAATGCCTTGAGTAATGCCTTTTTAGCACTCAATAAACCAAATGAACCTATGAGTTTAAGTTCCATGTCTATCTTTTCTTCAATGTTCAATTCTTCCATTTCCCATTATCTCCTTTCTTTCTAAAACTATCAGCATGAGCCATGTGTTTCTTTCTTGGGTTTCCTAATGTATCTCTTTTTGATAAACTGCTCAATAGCTTTGGCTAATCTATCTCTTTCTGGTAGAGATAAGTCTGAAAAGTATATCAATTCCTTTATCCTTTCGATCTCTGTCATCAGTCCGTCCTTTCATTTTGTAATACCATTTCCAGTAATATCCAGCGCCTATCCACGAAACGACACAGATCGCTATTCCTACCAAAGCTGAAATTAAATAATCCATTATCGTTTCACCTCTTTTTCCTTTTTCTTTTTTGCTCGATAAATCTGTTTCCTGATCCGTTGATATTCTCTTTCCGTCATTTTTTCCGTCCTTTCAATAATTGTCGATCTCTTTCTTAAATCTCTTTTTATCGAATTTTGCTAGTTTCTCATTTAGGAATTCTTTTATATCGGTGTAGTACAATGCTGAGATTATTGCGTGGCGAGTGTCGGTGTCTAATCTTTCCCACCAAGACCATACTCTTTGATTAAGTTTTTTCATTTCCGTCCTTTCGAGATAGGGGAATGTCATTATAACACCCCCCCCATCTGAATTGGTTATTTTTTAACTAACAACAATTTGGGTTTTTCATTCACAATAGTTTCAACTTCTTTCCTATCATCTGAGAGCCAAAGTCTTTTTAACTTATTATCCCTTTGGTCTTTGATCGCTTGAATATCCAAGTTCCGAGCCATTTTCAAATAGAAAAAGCGACCGGCTGGGGTATTTTTATCGACCTCTTGCATACTGCTATGTTTCGCCCAAGTTTTAGTAAAACCAGAAGTCGTACCATTGTAGTTATTGATAAACCCTAGCTGAGTCCTTTTCTTTTCGAGCATAGCGATCTGCTCTCTTAATTGTTTAACTTGTTTCTCAATACAAGCTATTCCAAATTTCTTTTCAGCTTGTACGAGTATTTCGCCTTCGGTGAATTGCATTTCTTGTTGCGTGGTTTGAATTACCTCGTTGAATTGGTTTTCCATCAGCTTGGCAAGTTCGCGCTTTTCAATAGTTCCTATTTTACTAACTGGTAACTTTGGTATGCTCGGCATTTTTTTCCGTCCTTTCTTTTAGATCGTCCATTTTCGCGGCTATTTCCATAATAGGACAACTAGCGCAACCACCATATCGGGTTACTGCGCCATTATCACAATTTGCGATTACTTTATTACATACTATACAGAGTAACATTTTTCCGTCCTTTCGTAATTGGGGTATGCCTATCAGTTTATCCCCCTCATTTTCCCCTTATGGAAAGATAGACATACCCCAGATTTAATTTACCTTAAAAGTGCATTGTACGAATTCCCCCCTTTCTTTCGTTTGCTCGGTTTAACTTCTTTTCAAATTTCTGCATCACATTTCTCAAAGCGATCAATTTCAAACCATTCCCATTGATACTATGAAACGAAATGGCCTTGTAAAGTTCCTCTTGAACGACATTAAATTCAAATTTATTTAGATTGAATTTTATACCTCGCATTTATCGACCTCTAGCGCTGAAAAGAATTCAAATTTCTCGCTTGTTGAATAAAGCTGATAATCGTTTTTCCAGTCACCACTGGAATACATTTTGAGATAAGTCCACGATCTAAAATTCTCAGCCAAGTGAATGGCGCAGTTCGACCACTTCGGCTGATTTCTGTTGTTGCTATGTCGTCCGGAAATTGTACCGAATTGCTGAAAATTATTAGGATATATATTTATCTCAATAGTTTCCAAATTCGGCAAAGTGTGAAAATAACAGATTTTTGCGTGGTCGCTTGTGCAAGTTCTTAATTCTATCTTGATGGGATAGATCGGGGTTATGTCGGCTCTTGTGCTATCGGGTTCGGCATAAGGTCGAAACGAAACGCAACCATCTCGCCAAAAATACATTGGCGCTGGTGTTAGTTTCTCGATAATTTCCATCAGTTGCCAGTTATCAATCCCTTTATCGTCATAACTTCGAAAGCTATCGCCAAAGCTAATGGACGCAGTAGAATTCCAAAGTTTACGAATATAAACACTTCTCGGCTTGATCTCTGTGGCTTGGCTAATGTGTTCTTTGATGGTCGCTTGTTTCTTGGCGCTTTCAATTCTTGCTTTTGCGTCAGTTTTAATTTTCTCTATTTCTTCGGTTAAATCTACCATTTTTTTCCGTCCTTTCGTGTGGGGGGAAATCGACCGAATGACAAAGCCGACTTCCCCTTTTGGCATAAATTATCCCTCGTTATATACTGCTAAAACTACCTTTGTGATTTGCTCTCTTGACTCTGTTGTTAAACATCTTACGGAGTCATACCATTTTCTATCCTTCGCCTGTTCCTGTGGCATTGAAACAAAAAGTCCGTCCTTACCTTCCAAGACTTTTATTCCCTTAATTAAAAGTGCGTCATTAACAATAATATCAGCAAATGCTTTAAGAGGTCGATCACTCTCAAAGCGATACATTCGCTGAACCTGAATTTCAAGATTACTCTCGACTTCCTCTTTTGGTGTTTCTGTATCTGGGGTTTGTGCTTTCGTTGTCATTTTTGTTTCCGTCCTTTCGTTGCGAGGGTGTGTCGGTTTCGCCTGACACAATTACACCAAAGCGCCATATATTTGGAGACCTCTGTTTTCATTGGGTTTGTAATTCTCTTTTTTTGCAGTTCTCTTGTTTGAAGGTTCTCAAGGTGATATTGTTTTCGTTACAATAGCGCCAAAGTGGTTCATAACTTCCGTTGTCGTTTCTCTCGCCCACGATATAACCTTTTTTAATGAGGGTTTGATTTGCTATGTCGATATAATGTTCCCCATAACCATATTGAAAATTCAAGATGATCTCTTTCTCGTTGCGCTTTCCATAGTTCAAGTGAATAGTGGCGCTGAAATAACTATTCCCATTCACTCGGTCAAACCATTCTCGACTGCGTATGTCTATCGTTTCGAGTTTGTATTTAGTAAGTGTTACCATTAGAATTCCGTCCTTTCTATTGGTGAGCCATTGGAGTAAACTTTCCCCAGTATTTATTTATGCGATTGATTAACTTGAGTTTGCTCTTTGAGTGGAACACGATCTTCCCCCAGTGGTATGCGTACCATCTTTTCTTTTTCTTAATTACGAACATTGGCTTTTCCGTCCTTTCGTAGTGGGTTAGAATTACCTTCATTATAATACTATGATTATAAGAGTCAAGCGATTTCCGGCACGATTTAAGTTGCTCGTAAAGTTGCTTGTCGTCTTAAAAGGCCGGTACAGGTAAAAAAACTTGCGTGAGGTTGCCCCCTGTTCAATGTTCTTCGGGTGGGTGGTGTGATGGTGTCCTGTTTTTTAGTAGACAAAAACATAGATCTATGCTAATTTGAGTCTACTTCGATTTACTTATCCAGCGCTGGTTAGTAATAAGCGCAACTCACCCCTTTAAGCTTTCAAGACATTTCAAATCAATCTTTCCGAAGGAAAGCGCCATCAGGCGCAAAAGCAGAGAATTCCTGGAATATTCTTTTTCGCAGCACTTTGAAAATATCCCATCTTTCTTTTGACAAATCCCCAATATTCATATTATACTTATAAGGCAGAGCAAACCGAAAGAGATCAAAGCTTATGTCCGAACCCAAAGCGCCAAAATCCCCAGAGCAAGAAACACCCAAAGCAGAGCAAATCGCCCCAAAATCAAAACAAGCCACCACAAAGAACACCAGTTTCAAGCTTGGACGACCTTCAAAATATACCCCTCGTTTCTGTAAATCCATAATTGACTACTTCACCCAAGACCTCTATTACAATAGGGTAAAATCGCAAATCACCCAAAAGAATGGCTCTATTGTAAAGAATTACGAGCAAGTACCAAATCCCCCGAAATTTCTATCTGATTTCGCCTATTCCATTGGGGTTGATGTAAAGACTTTGAATAACTGGTCTAAACAATTCCCTGACTTTTTCCTTGCCTTTATGCGTGTGAAACAAATGTCTCAAAATCATATCGTTGCGTTGGCTAATATGGGCTTATACAACTCAAACTTCGCCCAGTTCACTATGACTAATATATCGGATTGGCGCTTTAAAAAGGATATAGAGCTATCGGGCAAAGTGGACGCACAAGTTTTCTTTGAGTCTATGCTTATCAACTCGGCAGATGCTCTTGCAAATGAGAGGGCAGTTCTTTCTAATTTGAATTAGATCGCTTGGCTTGTGTCGGCTCAATGGCTCGGCCTGTGGCTTGGCTCGTCCGATTAGATCGCAGAGTTCAAGCGCCACCGGTCAGCGATCCCCCAGAGCCACCAGTGGAATTCAGCCGGACGGATTGGGGTTTCGGTCGGGGTGTTCGGCACGATCTTGGATAGCGCCAAAAATCGCACTCCAGAGAGAGAACGAAGTTCTTTCCTTTAGTCCAGTTATGCGAAGCATACCATTGATTTTTGTGGTTGTGGTCGTGTGTGAGATTTAAGATGGGGGTAGTACCATCAGGAAGGGGGGGGTACTTAATCTCATATACTCTACCCCTCAATATATTTTTCAGAATAGGAGCAATTAGACCATTTTTATTTAAACCCACTTCGATAAAGGACTTATGCAACTTAGAGTCTTAAAATTTATGGGTATGACTTGGCAAGGGGAACGAATTATAGCTGATAATCAGACTAAAACGAAGCTTATTATGACAAGGCCGCAAAAAAAATTTCGAGAAAAAGTACAAATTCAACCGGAAAAGCCAGTTGTCTTATCAGGGGGTTTACCGGAATGAGTTTTCTATGTAGAATCGGGTGGCATAAATGGGCGGTTAAATGGATGTTTATTACCGGTGATGCGGTGTGTACGCGGTGTCAAAAGACCGGGATTGCAACACCGGAAGGAGTTATAATTAATGGATGAATTTTGGATTTTTGATATAAATGATGATAAATACAAGCATATTTACATAATTGGTGATGATATTTATGTTGATGGAGCGCTTAATGTCTAAAAAAGTGAACATATTATGCTGATAGTCAAAGGTGAACCAGAATTACGCCATATACTCGCGCATTTGCATAATGCCATAGATGCCCTTGCTGATGGGTGCGTTCGTGTCTGTAAGGATGAACTGAGCAGCATAGAGGGCCTTATAATGTACGATGGGGAAACCAAAGAACAAGAGGAAGTTTTAAAATGGCTTGCAGAAAAAGAAAAGGGGGAAAGATGCACAAACCCCGAAAGAAACGGAAATAAGAATAAACTGAGATTTTAACCGGAGTGGAGCGGTCGATCTGGTGGTGTGCCTACCAGCGATAGGATTTGATGGCAATAGACGAAAAGAAAATGCTGGAAATAATACGGATAGCAAAGCGGAATCTTGTTAATTTCCGTAGAACTTGCTTAGTTGTAGCAGAGGATGAAGTATTACCGGCTGTCTTTCATTTTGATTGGAGTGGCAAATTACTTGATGGTACGACTAATTACGCTATTGAGGCCTTTCGGGAATCGGCTAAGACACAATATGTATTACGCGCTTTTCCGCAGTATTGCCTGATGTTTCCGGAAGTTAAGCGTGATTATATTGTTTTGATCAAGAAAAACACCCGATTAGCGCAAGGTAAATTAAAGGAAATTGAAAATGAATATGAGTCAAACCCGGCACTTATGTCAAACTGCATTAAGATTAGAGAAAAAAGCGCGGATGTTTTCTCGGTTGATGTCAAAGGCGCAGACGGAAAAAAGGTTAATATCCGCATTGAAGCGTATGGAAAAGGATCTGCAATCAGGGGATTGGCTAATTTGGACAGACGACCGAAGATCGTTATATGCGATGATTTACAAGACTCCGACGAATCGAAGTCTGATACAGTTATGGACGACGACTGGAAATGGTTTCTCTCCGATGTTAAATTTCTTGGCCAAAAATGCCGGATTTTTATGATTGGAAATAATCTTGGTGAGAAGTGCATATTAGAGCAAATTGAGCGCAATAAGGATAGTGTCGGTTTTGAATTCTCAAGATTAGCTATTGTGGATGATAAAAATGAACCGGTTTGGCCCAGCAAATACAAGAAAGAGGAAATATTCAAAGAAAAAGCTGATTACGACCGGATGGGAAGAATCGATATATGGTTGCGCGAGCGAATGTGTATTGCTGTTGGGGAAGAAAACAAGATATTCCACGAAGATGATTTCCGGTATTTCGTATCGCCTACCGATCTTCGTAAGCCGCACGACCGTAACAGGTTTATTACTCTTGACCCGGCAAGTAGCAAGAATCCGGAGTCCTGTTATCGCGCACTTGTTATGAATGAGATTGATGTTGATAATAACTGGTTTATACAGGAATGTCGCTATGGCCGGTGGGATAGTAAAGGATTGATCGATGAAATGTTTGATATGGTTGTTATGTGGGGAGTCAAAGAAGTTGGTATTGAAATTGGTGAGTACAAGAATGTTATCCAGCCTTTCTTGCAAGATGAAATGAGAAAAAGAAATGTTTGGTTTGACATTATACCAATGGAGCATGGCAAGATAGGATCCAAGCTTGAAAGAATTAAAATGTTACAGCCAAGATTTAAAGCGCATAGTATTTTCTTTCCCCAAAATGCGGATTGGTTGCCGGAAATGAAAACTGAATTAAGTGGTGTTACAAAAGACGGGATTAAATCCCTGTTTATTGATTGTGTTGATGCCCTTGCTATGCAAATGCAAATGGCGCGGAAACCCTTTAGACAGGAAAGTCAGCGTACTAACAAGAAATTGCCGCGTACTGCAAAGTCCGGTGATGTATTTTCGGGGGTGTAAATGGAAACTGAAACAATAGAAAAATTAGAATTCGGTAAAACAACTTTTAATAATGACCTAGCTGATGTTGTTGCGCTTTGTGGTAGCTGGTGGAAAGATAGTTTGTTTCATAAGCTATACAAAATAAAATACAATGTCGATATTTCTTTTTTTGAAGTAATTAATTCTGTTCAAGGATTAATTTATACCATTGGAAGAAATGATAAAGGGGAATGTATTGCTTGTTATGTTGGATTTAAAGCGCCTTATATGTTTAATAAAGATGTTATATGTGCCAATGAGGTTGTGTGGTGTGTTGATAAAGAACATAGGAACATACGGAACTTAAAAGGTTTGCTCGACGCTGTAGATCAATTAATGCTCGACGAGAAAGTAGATTTATGGAACTTAAATGTCAGTAACGAACCTAAGTATGACAGATTAGGTAATTTTTTAGAAAAATTAGGATACAATCTTATGGATAAGTGCTATTCTAATTACAAAGGAGATAAAGATGGGTAAATTTGCAGCAATAGGTTTTGCTTTAGGTGTTGGAACTGCGGCAGTAGGAACGACAGCAGCAATAGGTGCAACAGCCGCAGCAATAACTGGTATTGGTGCGGTTGCTTTAGGTGGATTAACGGTTGCAAAACTTGGTAAATCCGTTTTTGGTAGTACTCCCGGATCTTCACCAGCAGCTTCTTCAATAGGAGCGACACCATCAGCACCATCAGCAGAAGCGGCGAAAGCAGCCGGCTTTGAACTTGCAAAAGATCAAAAGCGAAGATCATCTAAGAGAGTATTTACTTCAAGAAGTGATCAAGCTAATTTATTAGCAACACCAAGTACAACACAACAAAGTTTACTAGGGGGTTAATTTGGCAGATCGAGGTGATAATCCAATTAGTGTTGGTAAAGACGGATTTATTGCAAATCCGACAGCTTCCAGAAAAGCACAAGATGTTTTTGCGCGCTGGAAATCTCTAAAGAATAAACGGAGTAACTGGGAGTGGCAGTGGCAAGATTCTCTACCATACACCGTACCGCATAAAGCTTTTGTTACAAGACAGAGATCTATTCAAGGTGAGCAATTAGATACAAAGATTTTTGACTCCACCGCTAGGATTGCTAATCAGTTAATGGCAAGTGGCTTTCAAGGTAACCTAACAAACCCAGCGACACGATGGTTTAATTTACGACTACAAAATAAAAACCTTAATGATTTTAAAGAAGTAAAACTTTGGTTAGCTGAAGCGCAAGATATAATGTTTGATGTGTTTTCAAATAGTAATTTTGATGCACAGATACACGAATGTTATATAGATCTTGGTTCAGCCGGTACGAGTATATTGTTTGAAACGGAAGATGATAAAGATATTATCAGGTTCAGATGTTTGCCGGTTAGTGAAGTTGCTATTGGTGAGGATTCAAACGAGCGAGTGGTAGAAGTTTTCCGTCAGTTTACATTGACAGCAGTACAGGCTCATATGAAGTGGGGCAAAAATGCCGGCCAAGCTGTTGCAGACAAAATGAAAGCGAAAAAGTGGGATGACAATATTAATTTCTTGCACGCAGTCCATCCAAGAGTCATCAGAGACATTGGAAGTTCAACAAGTAATAATCTTGAATGGGCCGAAATCTTTATGGAATTGGAAGGACAGCACATCGTTCAAGAGAGCGGTTTCTTTGAAAATCCTTTTATGGTCACTAGGTTTTTTAAAGTTAGTGGGGATCCTTATGGCTATTCTCCCGGTATTATTGTGTTGCCTGATATTAAGATGCTACAAGCTGTTACAAAGACCATTATTGAAGCAGCACAAAAAATTACTTCACCACCTTTAATCCTTCCTCACGATGGTTTTCTCTTACCATTAAATACCGAACCAAATGGTATTAATTACCGAATGAGTGGAAATCCTAATGACAAAATAGAATTTCTGCAAACGGGAGCGAACATTCCTGTAGGTCGTGAGGAACAATTAGATTTAAGAGACACGATCAATAAGGCGTACTTTGTTGATTTATTTATGACTTTGGCTGATAGACGCAATATGACTGCTACCGAAGTTATGGAACGAGTACAAGAAAAAATGATAATGCTGGGGCCGGTGTTAGGACGCTTACAAACTGAAATGCTAGACCCAATTATTGAGCGTACATTTAATATCTTGTTACGCAAGGGAATCATACCGCCACCACCCCCAGTCCTTGATAATGCTGGAATAACAGTTGAATATATTTCACCTTTGGCTAATGCACAAAGATCCGCAAGGGTCAGTAGTATTACAAATATTCTTACACTTACCGGACAAATAGCTGGGTTTGTACCGGAAGTTATTGATAAAATTGATACCGACAAAGCTGTAGATCAAGCCGCCGATGTATTTGGTGTTAATCCAAATCTTATTAGGAACAGCGAACAAGTCGGTCAAATAAGAGCGGCTAGAGCAGAACAGGCAAAACAGGCTCAAGAAATAGAAGCTGCAAAAATTGGAAGTGAAGTTGCAAAAGATGCTTCTGAAGCTGAGAAAAATTTACAAGAGGCAGAGGCTCTAACTAAATAAAATAAAGGAGAAAGAAATGCCAGTACATCAGCCAAAGTTGGAAGAAACAAAAAAGTATTACACCAAAAAAGATTTTGAAGATGGAAAATGCGATGAAAATGGTAATCCAGTAATTCCGGGTCTTGCAACAGCATCAGCACCGCCGCCTGAACCTGAAAAAGTTGATGATGCACCAGAAGAACCTGTTGATGATAGTGAGAATGTTGAAGATGATCCTAAAGAGGAGAAAGAATAATGGCTGTAACAGTTACAGATATTGATGATTTGGATGTTACCGGTTATCCCGGAAAAGTACAAACGAATACTTTAACGATCGGAACAATGACGATTGAAACCGGACAATCCGGTGGTCAAACGAATGGTGATCGTTAGTGCCTAAGCATACAGTAAGGGCAAAAAGAGCATCAAGAAAAGGCAAAGTTATTCGTGGTAAACGCTAGTGAATTAGAAGAACTCCAAAAGGCCTATAACAAAACTTTTTCTAATCAAGAGGGAAAGCTTGTTTTAGCGGACTTGAGACAAAGATGTTTTGCTTATGCGCCTACTAATGTACCCGGTGACCCTTATGGTACGCACATTAACGAGGGGATGCGGAATGTACTTTTACATATAGAGACTAAAATGAAAATGGCATTACTAACACAGAAAAAGGAGAATCAATAATGGTGGACAACCCAGCAGTAGCGGATCCAGCCGCAGACCCAGAAGCTAGTTCTCTAACACCGACACCAGATTGGAAGGATGGTCTAGGTCCGGATTTAAAGGAACACCCAGCATTTACTAATTTTAAGAATGTTGAGGAATTGGCACAGAGTCATTTAAACGCGCAAGAGAAAATTGGTAAAAAAGGAATCCCTTTACCGAATAAAGAATCATTGATGGACAGTCCGGAATGGGGAGAAGTATTTGATCAACTTGGACGACCGGCAGAAGCAAAAGCATATGAAGATCCAAAAATAGAGATGCCGGCCGGACACGAACCGCCTGATGAAAAGCTTGTTGGTGAGTTTAAAACATTAGCGCATAGCATTGGTTTATTACCGCATCAATATCAAGCGCTAATGAAGTATGATTTTGAAAAGAATTCAGCTTTAGGACAACAAGCCGAAGCAGCGCAAGATGAACAATTAAAAACTACCGAAACAGTTTTACGAAAAAAACTGGGTAAAGCTTATGATGGAAAGCTTGTAAAAGCACAAGGTTTAATTACTAAATTCGGTGGCGAGGGTGGAGTTGCTACTAAAATCGCAAATAGTGGATTAGGTAGAGACCCAGAATTTATTGAATTTTTGATGGATGTTGCATCAAATTTTGGAGAGGGTGGAGAGTTGGTAGGTGAATCTGTTAATGCAAGTATCTTATCACCGGAACAAGCTGGTAAGAGGATTAAGCAAATTCAAGGTGACAAAGACCATCCATTCCATAAGAGAGATCATCCGGAACACAAAGAGGCTATGACAGAAATGACTGGCCTTTTCCAGATGGCAAACCCAGAACAGGCATAAAAGGACAATCCGAAAGGATCCTGATGGCTTGGTAAATCGGACAACCGCGTAAGCGATCCAAACACTACCTGATTTTGTAGATCCGTAAGGACAACCTATAATTGATGGATAACTACAATAGGGAGAAATAAAATGGCAGCTATAGATACAGCGTTTGTACGCCAGTTTGGATCGACGATCGAGTTGTTAGTTCAACAGATGGGATCTAAATTGCGTAGTGCTGTGCGGATGGAAAGCGGAGTTGTCGGCGAACAAGCATTTTTTGATCAAATCGCCGCAACAAATGCAGTCCTACGCACAACTCGTAATGCTGATACTCCACTGGTCAAGACAGATAATCGTCGCCGATCAGTTGTGCTATTAGATTATGAATGGGCTGACCTTATTGACGACCAAGATCAATTAAAAATGATCGTGGATCCCAATAATCCGTATGCTCGAAATGCCGCTAATGCTTTAGGCAGAACGATTGATGACAACATTATCACTGCTTTTAACGCATCAGCTTTAACGGACAAAACCGGTTCAACTTCAACACCACTTCCATCTTCTCAAGTTATCTTGAATGGTGGTACTGGCTTGACGATTGGAAAATTACGAAGTGCAAAGCAAATCCTTGATCTTCAAGATGTACCTGAAAATGAGAGATTTATTTGTATTTCACCGATTGGATTGACCGACCTTTTAGAAACTGCTGAAGTCACAAGTTCCGACTTCAATACGATCCGCGCGCTTGTCGCCGGTGAGTTAAGCCAGTTCTTAGGTTTTACTTTTATCACTTCAACTCGACTACCAATAACCGGAAATATTAGAAGTTGTTTCGCTTGGCGCAGAGATGGTGTACTTTTAGCGCTTGCAAAAGAGATCAGCACACGAATCGAAGAAAGAGCAGATAAGAGTTTCGCGACTCAAGTTTACCTTTCAATGAGTGTCGGTTCTACTCGTATGCAAGAGTTCGAAGTTGTCCAAATCGACATCGACGAAACAGCATAAACTAAGGAGAAATTACAATGGCTACACAAAACGGAACAAATTATGCGAAAAGCATCAATCCGTCTTTGAGTAATCGTAATGCTCCCGGTTCAGTTGGTGGGAGAATACGATCCTTGACGGAACAATTTACCTTTGCTGGCGAAGCGGCTGGTGAAGTAATTAGGCTTGGTAAAGACTTACAAGCTGGCGCAATTATTCACAACATAATTATTGATAATGCCGCTCTCGGTGCTACTGTTACCCTTGATGTTGGTGATAGTGATACTGTTGATCGGTATGTTAATGGTTATGATGCTAATGGAAGTACCAACAGTGATGTAATACTCATTGGCGGTGTCCATTATGTTATCGGTACAAATACCGGTGATGAAACTATCCTTCTTACAACAGGGGTAGCTGCGGCAACTGGTGAAGTCAAAGTTACCATTCTTTATTCGGAAGATTAAAGAGAACTTTGGGGGGAGAGGTTAAACTTTCCCCCCAATTTAAAAGGAGTATTTTATGCCTAGTATATCCAATGAGACAGCTATAGCTAATTTGGCACTTACTCGTCTAGGCGCGGCAAGAATTACTAATATTGATACAGAGCAATCCGAAAATGCTGCGAAAATAAGAGCAATTTTTGATTTATCAAGGGATGATATATTAAGATCGCATACTTGGAACTTTGCGACTTTGCGTGTCAATTTTAATAAATTAGTTACCACGCCTCTTTACGGATTTGCAAATGAATTCCAGATTCCCGGAAATGTATTAAGAATTCTTCCCCCATCTACCGGAAATAACTCAAATTTAGCAAGTGAATATAAAATAGAGGGAGATAAGGTTTTAACAGATGATGCAACCTTCCAAGCAAGATGTATTATAAGAATAGAAGATACAACAAAATGGGATGCTTCGTTTGTTGATCTTTTTGCTTTACTATTACAGGCCGAATTAGCCTATGCTATTGTTAATAATCGCGCGTTGGCCGCTGACCTATTTAATATCTTTACAGCAAAAATGAGAATAGTTAAAGCGACCGATGCTATGGAAGATACACCCGATAGGGTTAGCGCTAATACTTGGCTTTTATCTCGCTCTGCCGGAAGTTTTGCACCATCCAGTAGCCTGACTAGCTAATGGCAAAAGTAACACCAATTCAAACTAATTTTACGGCTGGGGAATGGTCACCAAAACTCGATGGGCGCGTTGATGTTTCCAGATACAAGAATTCAGCCGCTAAGATCGAGAATTTTATTGTTGCTCCTTTTGGTGGTATAGATCGTCGTCCGGGATCTGTCTGGGTAGCACCAAATTCCCTGATAAAAAAGCAAGACTAATTCCCTTCCAGTTTTCCACTATCCAGTCATATGTTGTTGAAATGGGCGAGGGATATATGCGCTTTTATCGTGATAATGGCGCTATCACAGAGACAAGCGTAACTATTACTGATGCAACACAGGCCAATCCAATAAATCTTGAGGTCGTAGGTCATGGATATTCTGTTGATGATGAAATAATTATTCAAAATGTTGTCGGTATGACACAATTAAACAATCAGCGCTTTCGGATAAAAACGGTGGTAGGCGCTAATGATGTGGAGTTAAAGGATTTAGATGGA